TTACCAAGTTGACCAACGCTTGTCCAATGCTCGTTTGACCATGTAGAACCACCATCATTTGACCATCTAAGCATTGCTTGAGGGTTGTTAGTGGTTGTAGTTATTGTTGGTTGTTGAGTCGCCAAAATGTAAGTCTTTTCAGGCTCAATCGTCAATGTCGCACTTGCGGTAATTGTGTAATTATCGCCTAAATAGATGGTATTTGTAGTGTCAACTTGTATAGCGGTAGAAGTTCCCGTAGTTCCCACGCCTGGCTGAAACTGAATCTGCAATTCATCAAAATACTGACGCTGAAACTCAGTCACCAAGTGTGGCGCTCTACGCAATCTGCGGATATTTTGACCATCGTCTGTGTAATTGGTCTTGTCCAATTCGTACAGTTTGCCGTTTTCATAGTCACCAATAATGACTAAACCTTGAAACACAGCACAACAATTACCACGGTGACGCTGATATTCGTTTTTCTCTGTTGTGTAAAGCCACTTGTGCCACATTTGAGTGGTTGCGTCATAAGCCCATGTCAATTCAAGTGATGGGAAAGTGACAACAAAAACCTCATGGCCTTCTAGCTGATAAGTCCAAGAAATAGCATCGCCAACATATTTATTGACTAAAGTGTTTTCAACGGCATGGGTAGAAATACGTTGTGGAATGTACCCCTGCATTTGCATGATTTGGGATTGACCACGGTTGTTACGGGAAACGTAAGCAAATGAATTACCAAGTCGAGCAATTGAAAATGGTGCAGCAATACCGTGTTGGGTAGAAGTGCCAGGGATTCTCTGAAATGGAAATGGCACAGCACCAACGTCTGTCCACACCTCAGAAGAAATTTCACCCATCAAGTAAATTTCACGATGGTCAACAATCAAAGCCACCAAGTCATCTGGTGCGCCATCTTTTAATGAAAAGCTAGTTTGTGGCGAAATAGGCGATAAAAGGTCACTAGCGCCAAATTGCTGCGTTGTCGGGTTGTTATAGACAAAGTAATTGTCAATAATGTCCACCGTGTTTGCACCGCTAAACGCACCATCAGTAGAGGGCAGAACAGAGAAGTTCAAACCATACATAGTTACGCCAACGGCTACGGTGCTTGCCACGCTTACCGTGTAAGTTCCAGCACCGCCTGTGCCTGTTCCAAAAGCCGTAATGATTGTGCCAAGGGTTACGCCAACACCACTAATCGTTTGACCAATATGCAAAGCGCCTGACGCAACCGCAGAAACAGTCATTGTTGTTGACGCAATAGTGGCAGTTACCACCGCACCAACAGTTGCAGAATTCATGACTGAATTGGCAACAGTTTGGCTTCTGTTAATCGTATATGTCCCTGCACCGCCAGTTCCTGTGCCAAGCGCAGTAATTACAGTTCCTGACAATACATTAATGCCAAACAAAGATTGTCCAACAGCAATCGTACCACTAGAAACGCTTGCAACAGTTAATGTTGTGCCACTTGTAGAACCCGTAAACACCGCAGACGCAGGGCTTGATATATACCATGTGTAACGGAAAGCACCGTCAACAATATAAACATTGACCCCGTTATCAGTAATCCGAACTATTCCTGTGCTTGAATTAAGTTGACCAATAACTGCGGGGACAAAATTAGCCGTAAGCGCATAAACGTATGAGCCACAAACGGCAATCATTTGCTCACCACCTGACACGGTGTGAAGCCCACGCACTTCTTGCAAATTAGGCAAAAGGGCTTTGAGGGTAAGGCCAGGCGTGGGGTAAAGCGCAATCACCCCACGCTCACCCTGCTGTTTTACAGGGTCAACTTCTGGAAAAAAATTGATGCACTCCTGAGCATCTTGATAGATACTAGGTGCTTCGTATGATGAACCAACAAAACCAAAATCTGGCATGGTAGCCCCTTAAACAAAGCCGCCAGTAAGAATCCATCCCGCATCCTTTGCCCTACCCGTCTGCAAAGCATCAGGGTAACGGGCTACCGCAAGTGGGGTCATGTTTGTGCGTTTGATGGTAGCTTTAGCTTGCCCTGCAAACGTCTGAATCATCGCTATTTGCGTTGGTGAGGCTTTTCCATACATAGGCATCAAACGCTCTGCCAAACACCATCTAAGGCACATTGCATAGCCTTGTGGAAGCGCTATGTCCTCATACATTGAGTCATAACGGCTAAACAAAGTATTGGCAAACAAGTGCAGCTCACCTTGTGATGGGCTTGGCCACACAAACAAGTTACCCGAGTCTGCACCAGCGTTAAAGTAAACCGCCTTTGGCCACGGGCCACTCAGCGTCTTTAAACCAATCATTTCGTAATCTTGCAAGGCAAGAACTGACATTGGGTAGTCCAAACCACCGCCCGTAATGGGTTGTCCATTAGATGTAGTGTTCACCCTAACAAACGCAGAATCAAGGTTTAAAGGCTTTTGGTAATAAGCCGTGATGGTTGTGGATGCAACAGTCTGATTGATGTTGACTTGGTAAGTGCCTTCCTCATTGATGTTGCCACCAGCACCCGTCAAAAACTGAGTAATCTTTGTTCCAGCGGTTATGCCTGTGCCACTCAAAGTCTGACCTTGAGCCAAAGCACCAGACAAGATGCCTGTCACGGTCAAAATGTTGCCTGTTATTGAGCCTGTAAAAGAAGCGCCAATAAAGTTCTGCGTAGAGGGATTAGGGCCAATCGTGTATTGAGTTTGGCCAGGTATCACGGGGCAAATAATTTCTGTGACATTGAAAACCATCATGTTTTCGTTTGACCATTGGTCAATCATGTCATTCATCATCTCAAACGCATCTTTTGCTGCGTCTGGTGTAGGGGTTTCACCAGCTTCCAATGCACCAATGTCTTTTAGCGCTCTGCTAACAATTTCAAAAGGCACAGCCATAGTGATTCCTTAACTTAATCTAAATGTGGGCGGCTTCCAAGGCAAAGCAATTTCTTGCTGTTTTTTTACCGCTTCAAGTTGCTCAATTAGCCTTGATTTTATGCTACTTACACCGTCTTGGGTAGTGCCTTGATCAATCCAATTTGCAACCATTTCCTCGGTTACTTCGGATGTTGGAATTGTCGCCTTTTTAGCATCAAAGTCCCAATAACCTTCTGTGTCTATGCGTAGATCATCTTCAATTAAAGAAAGGTGATATTTAGCCTGATAGATGGCTTTGTCATCACCCTTCAATTCGGAGATTTTCCAAACAAATTTCATGGGGCATCAGGCCATGTCACAGACCAAGGAAAACCGTCTTGAGTGGTAATGTCACGCAAGGCTTGGCGGTATGTTGCCCAAACTGCTTTGTCAACAGGCGCATCAGCTACTTGTGTCCAATCGCAGTCAGCTAATTTGTCGCTACGGCTTTGGCGCACAGACTTAGCTTGTTCAGCGTCTTTAATGGCTTTGTAGGCGGCCTCATGTTCTGCGGCTGTGGTTGTCACACCGTCAGTAGTTGTGTCTGCAAAGACAGGGCCAAGCACATACTTTGTGTACCACTTACCATCAATCTGCTCAACACCAGAGGCTTGAGAGTATTGGTAAACAGTACCGCCTGTAGCTTGTGGGCCTTCAAAGACTACATCAGCACCCAAAGCCTCTAAGACTTCAGTTGTTGTTGTTTCCCATGATGGGCCACCATTGGCTTTTTGATATGCACGAAACTCTGCCTCGTACATAACTGCGCCTGTTTGTGTTCGTATTTGCATGATTTTTCCTTACGCAATTGCTAAAAAGATGTAGCTTGCCGCATTTGTGTTAATTGCCGCCAATACGGTTGCATTTAAAGCAAAGCCTGTTGAAACTGTTGTAACAGAACCAAGAGTTGCTGTTTCAACCGCTGTGCTGTTTACAAGTAAATAGGGGTCTGTTAATACAGTCATGCCACGGGCGGTATCATAGACATACCAATCACCCGTTGAATCTGTGCGTTTAATAAGAACAAACCTAGCACCACCAGCACCAAAACCACAATCAATAGTTTGTGTTGAACCATTTCCTGTGTATGCGCCCACTTTAGAAACCCCCGCACAAGTGGCAAATAAGTAAGCAACATAATTAACACTGGATGATTCATTTACTTCTGGTGCATTACCAACAGTAAAAACAGAACTTGT